AAGAGACGCCGACAGTCGTGACGCTCTCCGATTCAATGGCCGTCGTCGGTCTTCATCGCGTCAACGACGTGTGGCTCGAGCGTCTCATCGGCTTCGGACTCATCCCTGAAGGTACGCCGCTGCCGGCATCGGGATACCTCGCATGAGCTCGACGAATTCCATTCAGGGCGGCATCCCGTCCGGACTCGGACTCGGCTTCGTGAATAGTCCTCGAGATCGCGCCGCCGCCTATCAAACGGGCTTCGCGCTTCAAAGCCACATCGACTCCGCGCATCGGGGCATCCTTAGCGAGAATTGCCCCGCCTGCATGGAACTATCTTCCAGATTGCGAGAATCAGCCGAATGATTACAGCCGCCGCCTCCGCAGCAATGGACACGTCTTCATGGATAGGACTCGGCTCTCTCGCTTTCCTGATTCTCTCGAATGCGTGCCTCTGCGCCTATTTCTTCGGAGACATACGCGCAGGAGTGAAGAGTCTCGTCGCTCAAGGGCAGCGCCAGGATGATCGTCTCGACACTCACGAAGTCCGCTTGAACGATCACACTGGCCGGATTGCACGCATCGAAGGCCGTCTCGACATTGGGGAGTAGTTGTCATGGCCCGGAACATCCTTCGCAGTACGGAAGCGGCCATGCCGTTCGGAGAGATCGCCAAGCGTCTCGGCATCTCTGAAGCCAACGCGAGCCTGATATGCTCCCGCGCTCTGCGCAAGCTCAGACGTAGCCCCGCGTGCATGGATGCACTCTGGGAACTTCAGGAGTATCACTCGCAGCTTAGAGCGCGCTCGGCCGAGTGCCTCGCCGCCCAGGAAGGTCGCTAACCATGAACCGAGACAGGCTCAAACGCATCGCCGGGTACTTCTTCGTGAACCCGGATCGGTTGAATATGGACTTCTGGCACTGCTGGACCGACACGGATCCTTATGTAACGATCCGCGGCGCGTTTCTGTCTGAGGTCGACATCTATCGGGATCGCGTCTGGTCGCACAGCATCGCCGGCATTGCCGAGATTCTCTGGCGCGAAGAGGCAGACGTCCTTGAGTTTCCGTCTGTGAATGCGGCTCGGATCCTCGAGCTTACGCCGCAGCAGAGCACCAGGCTCTTTTACCTGCATAGTTGCGGGCGTCTCGGATGGCCCGACGATCTTCGGATCCGGTACATGGCCGCGAAGACGACGAGCGAGCGAGTGGAGATCGTCCTTCATCGGATCGATCTCTTCATGCACTCGGATGGGGAAGTCTAAGCAAGTTTGCGCAGCTTGAAGTTGTCAAGGCAACAATTCAGCGTTGCTACGATCTCGCTGCGCACGGTGAGGGTTGGGCGAGTAGGCCTATTCCTGAGTTGACCTAACGGGTTCCGGATGGCCGGTCATGGCCGATTGACGGACGAGACGCGGGTTCGAATCCCGCACCCTCACTTTCCAAGCTCTCGCACGGCGAGGGAACAAGGCGACTGGGCTCCGGTACGTTCCGGGGCCCGATTTTTGTCATTCTCGAGGGGTTTACGATGCAGATCTCACACCTACAGCACGATTCGCGGGGTATTCACTGCTCAGACTGCGGTCGCGAGTTTGAAGTCCGAGGGCGCGCTCTCACTGACCCGGCTCGGCTGCTCGAGTGGAAGGAAGGCATCGCGGCAAAGCACGTATGCCGCCCCAGGACAGCTCCCCGACCTATCGTAAGGGTTTGGACTCACCCAACCGGCGCGGACCTGCCTCGCTACTACCAGCGCGCAATGCGTCGACTTCTACCCGCCTGATTCTGCGGCTTTCTATAAAAGGTTGTTCTCCCATGGCTAATAAGATCGAACATCGCAGGCTCGCGGATCTGACTCCGGACACGCGCAACGCCAATAAAGGCTCTGAGCGCGGCTCGGCCATGATCGAGAAGTCGCTCCGCAACTACGGCGCCGGGCGGTCGATCCTGATCGATAAGAACGGCAAGATCATTGCCGGGAACAAGACATCTGAAAACGCCGGCGCTATCGGCATGGAGGAGGTGATCGTCGTCCAGACGGACGGAACGAAGCTCGTCGCAGTGCAGCGCATGGACCTTGATCTCGACACGGACAAAGCAGCGAAGGAGCTGGCTATCGCCGACAACCGCGCTGGACAGGTATCGCTGTCTTGGGACGTCGACGTGGTGAAGGAGTTGAGCGGAGAGATCGATCTCGCTCAGTTCTGGACCGGCGACGAGCTCGAGAAACTCTTCAAGGTCGACGACGACTCGGCTCCGAGTTCCGGCTTCCTCGATCAGCAGGAGGATCTCTCCTATCGTGTCGTAGTGGAGTGCCTGAGCGAGCAGCACCAGGCGGAACTTCTGCTCAAGCTCGAGGGCGATGGCCTCAAGTGTCAGCCCCTTATTTCGTAGTTTAAGGACGCAACCATGCCAGCAATTGATTTCGTAGTCGAGAGCCAGATCGATCAGACCGTCAGAGTGCGCCAGCTGTCGGCCATGTTCGACGTTCCAGCCGCAGAGCGAGCGCGGATCGAGTTCAAAGGCGAGATGCCCATCGAGAGCTTCGATTGGAACGTGGGTCTGATTGTCGGCCCCTCCGGATGCGGCAAGTCGTCCATTCTGTCGCGCACCTTCGCGCCGCCACCAGAGCTCGAGTGGTCAGCAAAGAGTGTCGTCGACGACTTCGATAAGTCCCATAGTATGCAAGACATATCGGAGATCTGCTCGAGTGTTGGATTCAATACCATCCCCGCGTGGATGCGTCCCTATGCCGTTCTGTCGAATGGTGAGAAGTTCCGAGTCGAGATGGCGCGGCGGTTGCTCTCGAGCGATCCAGTCATCGTCATGGATGAGTTCACGTCGGTCGTCGACCGGCAAGTCGCGCAGATCGGCGCGCACGCTGTACAGAAGCATGTTCGTAAGAATGGGAGACGTTTCGTAGCTGCAAGCTGTCACTATGACATCTTGGACTGGCTACAGCCGGATTGGATTTTCGAGCCGGCCACAATGACGTTTTCTCGGAGGTTACTTCGGCGTCGCCCAGAGATTGACATCGAGATTCGACGGGTCGGCTACGAATACTGGTCGTTATTCGCTCCGTTTCACTATCTGACTGCTGATCTAAACAAGGCCGCGACGTGCTTCTGCCTCTTTGCAGGCGGGCGCCCCGCGGCCTTCGCTGGTGTTCTCCACTTCCCGCACGCGAAGGTAAAGAACATCAAGCGACTCTCGCGGCTCGTCACTCTCCCCGACTGGCAAGGGCTCGGGCTCGCGATGATCCTGGCTGAGAAGCTCGGCGCTGCATACAAAGCAGCAGGGATGCGCTTCAGGACGTACTCCGGAGCAGACAGACAACGGCATCATGATCCGCTGCTATCTGAATCCTCTGATCCAGATCGGTCAGCGGGTCCAGATAAACAACGCGAGCATAAACCAGACCGTCCTCAAGTCTCATTTCTTCCCGAGTTACACGTCGCAATACTACCCGGCAACCGTGACAAACGATGGTTTCTATCGCGTGCTGGTGGCCGAGCATGTTGGCGATCTTCGCTCAAACGATTGGTACACCGAGCTCACTTGTCTGTCTGTCGATAGCTCGTCTCCACCGGCAAACTCAGTGCTTCCCAGAGGGTAAAAGATGCTTCAACTTGAGCGAGTAAACGACTCTGAGGAATCCCTGCGCGTTGCGCTGAAGGGTCATCAGACGAATCTCTGGACGGCTCTCCCGGGTACGGTGCAGAGCTACAACGCGGCGCAAGGGACTTGCACCGTCCAGCCGACAATTCAAGCTCTGGCGACGAACGATCTGGGCGTCCAGAGTTGGGTCGATCTCCCCTTGCTCGTCGACGTCCCGGTCATCTACATGGGCGGCGGCGCTTTCGTAGCAACGTTTCCCATCACTGCGGGCGACGAGGCGCTCGTCATCTTCTCCAGTCGATGTATCGACGGATGGTGGCAGAACGGAGGCGTACAGCCGCAGGCAGAGCTCAGAATGCACGATCTGAGCGACGGCTTCGCTCTCATCGGTCCGCGCTCGCTCGCCAATTCAATCCCCGACGTCAGCACGTCGACGGCGCAGCTTCGCTCTCTGGACGGATCCACTTATTTTGAGATCGCTCCTGGGCAAGTCGCGAACGTGAAGGCGCCCGGAGGCGTGAACATCACCGGCCCCGTAAGCATCACCGGCAATCTGACGGTGACAGGGACCGTCAACGCGACGCAGGAAGGAACCTTCAACGGAATCCCGATGTCGACTCACCTTCACACCGGCGTCGCAGCTGGACCGAGCAACACAGGAGAGCCAATCGCATGAGCAGAGTGAGGGCGCAAGACGCGAACGGCGATATGACCTTCGGACAGAATCAAGCGAATTTCTTGATCGATAACGTCCAGATGGTTCAACAGAAAATCCTCACTCGGCTCAAGCTCTGGCAAGGTGAATTCTTCCTCAACACTTCAGCG